GGTGACGAAAAAGATGATGAAAAACCAGAAGATGAACCAAAACAAATGAAAAAATTGTACTAAACTAAGGCTGCACACGCAGCCTTTCGTTTTTGTGGCGTTACTATTTACCTAATGAAGTGAGGGCTTTTCTATGGCTTTAAACGAAGAAATATTAGCCGAATTAAGAAAACTTAACAATAATTTGAGTGGCGGTACTGGGGCTGGTGATAGACCTCCGGGTCTTGCCACCGCCGGCGTCACCGCCGCGGAATTAGAGCGGCGGCAGGAGCTTTATGATCAAATTTTAAATAGTAGCAAAGCCGCCAATGATATTAGTGAAACTGAAAGGGAAATACAAAAAAACTTAAAGGATATACAACAAAAAAAACTTGAGATTCAAAAAGCCATAAGGCAGGGAAACGACGCCCACGCCGAAAGTTTGGGAGAGCAACTCAAAACATTAAATGAAACAACTGAAGAACTAAGAAAGCAAAAAGATTTAATTAGACAAGCCAATGATGCAGCAGAAGATTTGGCAAAATCTTTTGGATCTATCTTTTCAGGTAAAGCGCCAGACCTGAAAGGTATGCTTGACCCTAAAAATATTCAAGGATTAGCTAAAAACTTTAAAACTTTAGCAAATGCCCAAATGTTGTCGGTGGCTGCGGCTAAGGCATCACAAGCTGCGCTTTTGGAGTATTCAAGAGCAGCTATTAATTTAGCCATTGATTTGGGAAGTATGGAAACGCAGTTTATGAAAGCAACCGGCGCAAATGCCGAATTTGCTAGAGGCGTGA